AGAACGTGAAGAAAGTATTACTTTGCGAGAAAGAAGATTAGAAGCTCAAGAGTTACTTAGTGCAAAAAACATACCTATTGATTTAGTAGATTTTGTTATAGATTTAGATGCTGAAAAGACAAAAGCGAATGTAGAAAAACTAGCAACTAATTACAATAAATCAGTAGAAACTGGAGTAACAGACAAATTAAAAGGTACTCCACCAACAGACTTTTCTAATTCAACTGACACTAATAAGAATGTTACTAAATATTCTGGAAGAGTGTCTTTTTAATTGCCAAAAATTAGATAAAGGAGAGTGATAAATATGGCAAGACAAACTGCTTTAAATATATATGCAGGAATAGACAGTCAAAGTCAAGCTGTCAAAGATCAATTAGCAGAAACTTATGGACAAGTTATTGAAGCAATCCAAAAGGCTGCTATCTCAGAACAAATTAAAAATAAAAACTATAGTGGAGATCCATCTACAGGAAGTGTTGAAATCGATAGATTTAAAAATGCTTCTGTAAACAATTATGGAACAGCAAGAACTGCTGGTAATGGTGATGCACTAGATAACACAGGTAAAGTAACAGTAAATATCGATACTGACAAAGAAATCGTTGAAGAATTAGAGAAAAAAGATGTAGATTTATATGGAATCGCTGGAATGGCTGAAAAGAGAAAAGTAAACCATGAAAAGAGAATGGTTGCTTATCTTGATAGAGAGTTCTTCACTAAAGCAGAAGCTGAAGGTAGTGCAGTAACTCCAACTGGTTCAACAGTTCAAGAAAAACTTGAAGAATTAATTCAATCAGTTGAAACAACTGTTAATGACTGGGTTGATGGAGTAGATAGAGATATGTTAGTTATCACTGTAACTCCAGCAGTTTATGGCCAACTATTAAATTATATTGATAGTGTACCAAACAGCTTAACAGGATTAACTGAAAATATGTTCCATAATGTAAGAATTTTCTCTAATCACAGACAAACTAAATCTATGCTTTGTATGATTGATGGTGCAGTTGCACAACCTGTTGTTACAGATGAATATGATGCTGAAAGAATACCTCTTTCAAATGCAATCGCTTTAGAGTTATTCTTCTCTAAAGGTACAAAGGCTGTTATGCCTGACTTAATCAAATATGTTGCTTAGTCGAAAATAACAAATAATAAAAAAATATAGAAAAGGAATTGGTGAAATTATGAGTAAGAAATTTGTTAATTTAAGAAGTGGACTTGTTGAGGAAGTCTTTAATAAAGATGTTATTGAGCAATGCGAAAAACATCCAGAAGCTTGGGAAGAAGTAAAAGATGCTCCTTCTAAAAAAGAAAAGACAACTGACAAGAAAACAGAAGATAATGAATAGTTTTCCAGTTACTACTGTAAGGAGGTGTAATATATGGACCAAACGATAGAGAGAATAAAAGAATATTTAGAATTAATAAATCCAAATTACAAGAAAATAGAAAAAAATGAGGATTTGTTAGATTTTATTATCTTAGAGATTTTAGATAGAGTGCAACTTTATTTGAATAGCGAAACTATACCTCAAAAATTGGAACGAATACTCGCTAAAATAGTTAATACTGGTTTGATAAAATTCTCTAACGAGAATGAATTGTATAAACAAGAAGGTACAAATGTCGAGCAAGTTGTTACCTCTATTAGCGATAACGGGCAGTCTATATCATACGCCAACGAAGTAAAGAAGTATTTTGCAACCGCTAGTGATGAAGAATTATTTAGCGGTTTTACTTCATTGCTTAGTAGATATAGGAGGATAAAAGTTGTACATTCCCAAAACGATGACTAAAAAAATAGCCGATGCTTTTTATGATAAGACTGTATCTGTTTTAGAAAAGGAAACTATTACAGATGAAGAGGGCGGAGTAATAAGCAAGGGCTATGAAGTTATATCTGAATTTAAAGGAAATGTTAGTTTTTCAAATTGCAAGTCTATTCAGGAACAATATGGACTAGATTATGAAATTGATATTGCAGTAACGACTTCTACAGATATTGAAATAAAAATAGATGACATTATTAAATATGGTGATGTCACTTTTAAGGTTACAGATGTTTTAGTAAGCGATAGTCATAAATTGGTGGTTGCAACAAAATGGCAGTAGCAATTAAAAACTTAGATAAACTTATTACTAAGTTAGATAACATATCCACAGTTGATACGGAAAAATATGTGAAGCAGGCTACTACTTTTGTACACGGTCAAGCGAAAAGCTTGGCTCCAGTTGATAAAGGCGGTTTAAGGAACTCTATTCATATGGATCTCTTTAAGACCAAAAATAAGATAACTGGGAGAGTGGCTACAAACGTGGAATATGCTCCATTTGTTGAATTTGGCACTGGTATTCGTGGCGATGGTAATTATCCATATGCTAATGAACTAGACTTTCCATTGAAATATCAAGAAGATTGGCCTGGTATGAGACCTCAGCCTTTTATGTATCCTGCCTATAAAGGTGGAGAAGCATATGTTAAAAGCATAATAACAAAGGGCATACAAAAGGAAATCGATAAGATAGCAGGAGGTAAATAATGTACTTACCAAAAAAAGATATTTATAACTTACTAAAACAGAATCATAATTGTGGTGTTGCACAAACTCAGCCAACAGTATTTAATGAATTGCCATTTATTAATTTTGAAATATCAAATAATAGTGTGGAATTAATGTTAAATAATGATATAGGATATCAAAACATTGAAGTTAGTATTCATATATGGGCTGGTGATAGTGTAACTGCTAGCAATTTGTTATCAAATGTAGAAGAGTTAATGAGAAATGATGGATATAAGATGACATATAGCGCGGATGTTCCTAATATTGGGGACATTTTTCATATTGTAACAAGATTTACTAAAAATGTAGGATAGATAGGAGGAAATTATGTCTAATATAATAAGAGCAATGGGTACTTCACTTACTAAAAAGAAAAGTGGAAGTGAAACAGAAAACTGGGTAGTAGGTAGTTTAACATCAATAGGTGAAATTGGTGCTGAAATTGATGAAATAGACATTACTACTTTAGACAGCCCAAATGGCGCTAAAGAGTTCATGTCAGGAGACATTGATGCTGGAGAATGCGATATAGCAGGATATATCAAAAAGACTGATGATGAGCAGACTGTTGTAAAAATGATGGCACTTATTCAATCTGGTTCTACAGAAGATTGGATAGTTACATTCCCAAGTGGTGCTAAATGGGAATTTAAAGCCTTTATTAAATCATTTAAGACTACAGAAGAAACAACTGATGGTCTAATAGGATTTAGTGGTGGTTTAAGAATTAGTGGTTTACCTGTTTATACACCATCAACATCAAACGGAACTGGCACAGGCGAGTAATTAATGAGGGTTGTATAGGAAACTATATAACCCCTTTTTTTATTATTTAAAAGGAAGGAAATAGATTATGATTTTAAAATATAATGCTCTAAAAGTAGATGAAATAGAGCAAGTAAAAAAACAACCAATAGAAAACTGTATAGCAGATACATCTATTAGCTCACTATTATTATTTATTCAAAAAGGCTTAGTTGATGAAAACGAGCATTGGGGAGTATCTAAAAATGTTGCTATGGATGTACTTGATAAGTATTTAGAAGAAAACGATAAAGATGACCTAGTAATTGAAATCATGGAGGCTTTAATGAAAGGCGGTTTTTTATCGAGAGGGCTAGACCTAGCAAAAGTGAAGAAGGCAAAACAAGAGAAAATGGCTCTAGCCAATCAGCAACTAGAAGAGATGTAGTATTTTTTGGAGATATGTGGAGAGATTTGGAAACTGATGCTATAAAAATAGGACTTGATCTTCATTATTTTTGGTCTTTAAATGTTAAGCAATTCCAAAAACATGTAAAGGCATTTAATGAAGAAGAGAAAAGAAAATTCGAGCAACAAGATGCTCTTAATTTCTTATTGGGCGAATATGTAGCATTTGCTTTCAATAATCCAAAGAAATATCCTAAAAAACCATTTCTTGAAAAGCAAAAAGAAGTTAAGTTGGCAGATATGACAGTTACCGAAATGGAACGTCAAGCCAAAATAAACACGATTATGATGGGAGGTGTTATAAAATGACACTCGAAGAATTACAAGTTTTGATTACTGCTAACACTACAGAGTTAAAAAATGAACTTAAGGAAAGCAAAAAAGAACTTGCAAGTTTGGAAAGGGAAGTTAAAAAGAAAACTAATAACATAGCAGGCTTCTTTAAGAAAATGATTCCAATAGGAGTATTAGCTATAGGGTTTAAAAAACTAGCGAGTTCAAGCGAGCAAGCATATAAAAGCCAAATACAAAATGAAACGAGACTACTTGCAGTAATGCAAAAAAGAGGAGAGGCAACAAAGCAAGATATACAAGATATTCTTAATTTAACTGATGCTGAACAAAGCCTAGGTGTAGTTAGTGATGAAGTTCAACTTGCTGGTGCTCAAGAGTTATCGACATACATTGATAAAGCTGGTAGTATTAAGAAATTACTTCCTCAACTTAATAATATGATAGCACAGCAATATGGCTATAATGCTACTCAAGAAGAAGCAATTAATATCGCTACGATGATGGGTAAAGTATTAGAGGGTCAAACTGGTGCATTATCTAGATATGGTTATTACTTTGATGAAAATCAAGAGAAGATTTTGAAGTTCGGAACAGAGGAAGAAAAAGTTGCCACATTAACTAGTATTATCCATGATAGTATTGGAGATGTAAACGAAGCACTTGGAAATACTGCAGTTGGAAAACAGATACAACTAGCAAATGCTTGGAGTGATGTTAAAGAACAATTAGGCTATGTAATAGTACAAGTGAAACAGGTATTGGTGCCTGTTTTTCAAGTTTTAGTAACATGGCTTGGAACTGCAGTTAGTTATTTAAGACAATTCTTACAAGTACTGGGCTTTACTGCTAGTAAACAAAATGGTGTAAATAAAGCCATTATAGGCGGTGCTAGTGCTGAAACTGAATATGGTGATGCTGTAGAAGATAGTACTAAAAAGCAAAATAAACAATTAGCATCATTTGATGAAATGAATGTATTGAAAGAGAACAATTCATCTGATGATTCTGGTAGTACTGGTAACAGTAGTGGAATAGGTGGCGTAAATAATATTGATTTTAACATTGGAATAGATGGTGATGTAGAAGTTACTAATCGTATAAAAGAGATGGCAAATAATTTAAAAGAAATATTAGGTAAAATATTTGAACCATTTAAAATCTCTTGGGAAAATGTTGGAGATGGAGTGCTTGAAAGTGTAAAAAATATGTTTTCAAGTCTTAAGGAAAGCGCATTATCAGTAGGCAATAGCCTTTTTGAAGTATGGACAAATGGAACAGGCGAAGAAATAATAACAAATACTATGCTTGGATGGCAGCAAATATTTGATATAGTTACAGGTTTATCCACTTCATTTACAAATGCTTGGAATGAAGCAGGCGTTGGAACCGGAATTATTCAAAAAATTGCTGATATATTTACTATTATACAAAAATTTGGTTTAAGCGTAGGTGAGACAATAAAAAAATGGGTTGTTAGTGATGGGTTCCAGAACGCATTACATGTTGTTTTTTCCTTCATTAACGATATTTTTGGTTATGTCAAAGAAATAGCTGAATGGGCTTCTAAAATGTATGAAAAATACTTAAAACCGGTTATAGAAGAAAAAATATTACCAGCAATAAATAGCATAATTGCAGACATTGGAGATATTTGGAATGTTGTCAAACCAGTTATAGATAAAATAATTAATATAATTAAGAAAATATTAGAACCTGTAATTAAAACGTTAGGACAAGTAATAGGCGGAATAATAGATGTTATTAGCGGAATAGTTAAGTTTGTCGCTGGGATTTTTACAGGTGATTGGAAGAAAGCCTGGGAAGGCGTTAAAAAGATATTTAGTGGTGTATGGGATGCAATGAAGAGTGTTGTGTCATTAGTATTTAATGCGATTTGGAGTATTATTAAAGGTGTAATTAACACTATTATCAAAGGCTTTGAAAGCTTTATTAATTTTGTGATAAAGGGCTTAAATTTTTTATTAACACCATTAAGAAAATTAGGAAATTCTATTTTGAAATTAGTTGGAGCAAAAATTGAAATACCACAAATTTCAACAATAACTTTGCCAAGACTTGAAAAAGGTGCAGTAATAGATAAGCCTACACTTGCCGAAATCGGTGAGAATGGTCGTGAAGTTGTTATGCCTCTTGAAAACAATACAGGCTGGATATCAGAACTAGCAGAAGAAATAAACGAAAGAAATAATAGTATGCCTACTCACATCACATTTAAGATAGGCGAAGATACAGTTGTAGATAAGTTCATAGATGACATTAAAAAGAAAGGCTTTGAAACAAATGGAGAGGTCGTGCTTAGTCTATGATATATGCAGGGAATTTAGTAAAAATAGATGGTAATGTTATACCATATATTAAAGAATATAAAATAGGTAGAGCAAAACTATGGAAAGATGCCGAGCGTAATATGAACGGTGATGTTAGGGCAGTATTAATTGGTATCTTTCCCAAAATTCAATTAAAGGTAGGTATTACTACTCAAGAAGAAATGTCTGAACTTACACAACTTCTAGATAAAGCCTATTTTGAAGTAGAGTGGTTTGATGTAAGAACTCAAACTACATTTACTGCTAATTATTATGCAAGTGACTATGATGTGGAACTACTAAATAAAGCAAAGGGCTTGTATAAGGCATTTGATGTTAATTTAGTTCCTGTATCTAAGAGGAGGTACTAATATGATAGCAGTTAGTAATGATTTCAAAAATGCAATGAAAAAGCCTGTAAAGGAATTAGATGCTTACATACAAATCGGACAAGATAGGATAACTGCTTCTGATGATCTAGTTGAGTTTAAAGCAAGCTGTGAATCTGGTTTATGCAAGACTGCTATGCGAAAGCTCGAAGCAAAATACTTCGGCGAACATGATTTGCTCGGAAAATGGATTAATGTAGGATTTGGTGTAAGACTCCAAAATAATACATTTGAATATATCGATTATGGTGCATTTTTAGTTACCGAAATAACCTATACTAAGGATACGGGTATAACTCAAATAACTGCTTATGATAGCATGGTAAAATCAATGGTTAATTATACACCATTAGCCATTGATTATCCTATCAATCTGTTTGATTATACAAATGCTTTGTGTACTGCTTGCGGTCTTGTTTTAGGAAGTAATACTTTTGTAAATGCAGATTGGCAAGTTGAAAGAGACCTTTGGGAGACTATGGAAGGTGTTACATATAGAGATATTTTAACGCAAATAGCTCAAGCAACTGCAAGTACTTGTATCATAGGAAATGATAATAAGGTATATTTTAAGTATCTAACTGATACTAATGAGGAACTTACTTATGATAACATGAAAAAACTTAAACTTGAGCCTATTTATGGCGAAATAAACAGTGTTGTGCTAGGAAGAGATCCAATTGTAGGTGAAGATGTTTTCTTAAAAGATGATGAAAGCATTGAAGAAAATGGCCTAACTGAATTTAGAATAGTCAATAATGAAATAATTGATAAAAATAGAGAAAATGCCATAACGCCAATTTATAATGCTTTGCATGGTATATCATACTATCCATTTGAAACATCTACAGAGGGACTTGGATGGTATGAAATAGGAGATAGCTTTACAATTGTTAATGATTTAGGGGAAGAATATAAAACTTCTCTTTTTAATTTCAACATAACTGTTGATGGAGGAATAAAAGAAACTCTAAAATCAGTAGCAGAGACTAAAACTCAAAGCCAGTATCAATATGCTTCGAGTATTTCTAAAAGAATAAAAAATACAGAAATAATAGTTAATAAACAAGAAGGAACTATAGAAGCAATTGCAAGTGATGTGCAAACAATAGATACAAGAGAAAATAACAACTACCAAGAAGTATTAAATAAATTTGGTGATTATATGCCTACTTCTGATTTTGTTGATTTAGAAAATAGTGTAAGGCGACTTCAAACAGACACTTATACTAAAACAGAAATAAACACAAAATTAACTGATGGAAGTGTAACTATGGTAAGTACTACATCAGGAACTTTTGATGAAAATGGTCTTACTATTGAGAAAACAAATGCTAAATCAAAAGGAAGATTCAATGAAACTGGGG